TTTTAAATCAAATTGATTTTTATTCTCTCTAGCTATCTGAAGATCGGTTTGTTTCATTGCTATTTGAGCTTGTGTTTTCTCACGAGCAATCTGGTTTTTCTCTCTAGCAATGGTAGCCTTAGTATTTTCCTTACTAGATTCCATATTCATAGTTTCACGGAATTCTTCAGACTTTCTGATACGGTCCATGTTATCCATGAAATCACTTTGGAGATTCTGGTTAATGTCCTGCATAGACCCAAAACCAGATGCTTTAATTTCAGCAACAAGAAGATCTTTACGACGATTCTTTTCAGCTTCCATAGATTGATGATCAAGCATCATTTTTCTTTCAGCTGTACGTTGTTCCATCTCCATCTGCTTCATCTTCTCTTCATGCTGCTGCTGTTGAGCTTGAGCATCTCTTGTCTTACGTTCTGTCTCTTTCAGGATGTGATTCATCTCAGCAAGAGTTTCAGACTGCATGATGTTTCCGAGATCATAGATTGTAGCACCAGTAGTGTTATTTCCTACAATCATTTGTTTCATTTGTTCTACAAGAGAACGATGATTTGCTTTGGTAGTACAGAATACGTTTAAATCTCTCAGTAAGAGATCGGTACCGTTCATTTGGAAATTAACCTTTTCACCGGTACCTAACATGTATTGTAGGCGGAGTGATGGTTTTGTTGAATGGTAATATTGCGCTAAGTCTGTACGCATCTGATGTACCCTAGGCATTAGGTAATCAGAGTGTTGGATAAAGAATGTCTCTGTTTGAGCAAACGATCCTGTAACAGCTTGTTCGACACCTTTAGCTGTATCTGTTTGACCAATCTGCTGACCTAGTCTTTGAGGTGTGATACCGATTACTTCAAATGCTTGTTGTTTAAAGTAATTAGCTAACTGAACCCTTGACATCATACGCTGTGTCTGTTCAAGGTTCAGTGTTTGAAAATGCTGAAAGTTCAGTGCATTCTCAGTATTAGTAATCGAGGTATCAAGCGGTAGCATCTGAAAGTTCTTCATAGCTACATATGCTTTAGCAAGATTGTTCTTACCCCAATCTTCTCCCAAAGAGTGTCTAGGAAGAGCATTCTGATCTAACAGAATAACAGTTCCTAATTCGTCGACAAGAATATCAGCAATCTGATTATTTACAATGTTATAACCGATTTGGAATGGTTTCATCAAATCGACCATAGACATTGATCTAGTATTACGGTCATTGAAGATAGATCCTTCTACAGGAAGTTTACAACCGTAGAGAGAATTGTCCCCCTTAAATTGAAACTTAAGAGGACCGATTTTATTCTTGTCAATACCGATGTACATTGGATTAATACCCCCGGGGTTATTCATACCCCAGAACGATGGGTGGTTAGGACCAATCTTAATACCACCCCATACTTCATTAATCCAAATCCAATCTACGTGTTCACCAAAGATCAAATTGTCTTTGCTCTTATTCTTAATGAGATTGGTGTTATAAATAGGTTTGTCTGTAATCTTATAATTCTCATCGACAATATCGATGATTACTTCGCCGTCTTCTGTAATCTTGGTAAGGTGACCTACCTTTCTTTGTGATTTCCAATAAGAGGTTGTTACCCTCATAAGGAACGCCATACCCATAGGAGCATAGTCTTCACCTTCACCAAAGATCCAGTTGATAATATCACCACCAGGAGCGATAGAGTTGTCCCACATAGATGTGAACTGTCTATATGCGAGTGATGGCATATTGACGTTCCAATCGTGAGACTTAGTAGCATCATAGTAGCTACCATCGTTTTGATACCCTTGTAATGGATAACCTGCAGAACGTACAGGATAAATAGCTTCCAAAGACTCAAGCTGTTCCTGAGTCATGATGTAACCGTATTTATCAATAACGTCTGCTACGGTAAGCATCTCAATTCTACCTACGTAGTTACCTTGAGATACATATCTTGTTTCTGGTGACTTATGGTAGAACGTAGTCACTGGGTTCCACAGCTCTACATCATAGTCATCTTCCATCATTCGGAAGTGCCAAAACTCTCTATCTGTAATGAGCATGTCTCTGAAACCACGTTCTTCCAACTCATCCATTGAGAATCTTTCGACGTCAATCTTATGTTGGTGAGAAGCCCATTGTTCGGACATACTCCTATAATCTTTATCAAAGAAGTTTTGGATTTCAGGAAGAGACTTGATGTTTTCAGGTTTCATCTTTTCTTCCATCATCTGCTGAACTTCGGGATCTTCTTGATTTAATCCCATATTTAAGAGTTCAATCATGACTCTTTGTTCAGCTTGAGAATAAAGTACTTCTTCAATCTGCTTACGTTTCTCCTCTAACATTTCATTATAAGAGAATTCGTCAACACCGTGATAGGTTACTTTAGTATTCCTTTTTGCAAATTCAGAAGTAAGAACTCTGATTACGTTTGGAATAATAGGATAAAACTTAAGTTCTAATGCGCTAGCGTCTTCTTTAATGAGAGTTTCTACAAGATCTCTCATCTCATTATCATCCTCAATAAGATAGTCTGTTTTATCAATAACACCTTCGGCTAACTTGTAGTTTTTCATTAACCGACGAGCATTACGTCTAATCTGTTTCAGACCCTGCCACTCTAACCAGTCTAGATTCCATGCTGTCCACGACTCGTCTTTCTCTCCTCTAGGTAAAAACTGAATAGGTTGGGTAATACTACCAAGACGGTTGTACTCCGCTTTCGCCCCACCTTTAAGTTGTAACGCATTTAAAACCTTCATGTCTTTACTTTATGTTTTTAAAGGGGTTCCTAGGTTTACCCATGTTTAGTCCACCCCTATTATTTTTTCCTAAATTACGGAAAGGGCTTACTGATAATTTATATAAATCAGAAGATTTTTGCAAATGTGATCTGTCAGTATATTCAGTTCTTTTCTTTAATCCTCTGTTTGCTTGTTGAACTTTAGCAAAAGTAATAAGAGCTGCTAATGAAACTAAACGGTCAACGTTTATATCATCATTATAAGCTTCCATCTCTTTGATCGCCATAATATCAGGTATACGTTCAACACCATATACCTTTTTAACTATCGTACCATCTGTTTTAGTTTCTACATCTAGCTCTTCATTTAAAAATTCGATGAGATAACTAAGCATGTGATTCTTAAAGATTGTACCCACGTTCTTCCAACCATATTCTTGGTAGACGTTTCTAGATGCACCAATGTCTTTTAAGAAAAGCATTTGGTCTTTCTGAACTAGATACTTCTGTTTCTTTCTATGAATCATGTGCTGGATGAATAGGGAAACGTTATTTTCCACTACTGTCCACGCGCTGTACCACTCAATTATGAGCTCGAGACGCTCATGTGTTTTATTGATATCATCAAAACGACCACACCATGCAGCTACAATCTTGTCTCGCTCCATGAATGATTCTACTTTATCAGCTCCTACACGAGTTATTTCTACAGGATTCTTGTAGACATAGATAGAACATAGAGAATCAGAAGTTGTAGTTTTTCCTTCTGACACCGGGTCAATAGATGCATAGTATGTCCCCCACTCTGCATTCTTATCAGGTCTTTCCCATACTACGATAGAGCCTGTTTTATCTTCTGTACTCTTTGAAATAGGAAACTCTAAAATCGGTAATTTATTACTGGTAGTATGAACTACTTCACCCTTTTCGTTCCATGCAAGATTTACAAACTCATATGGATAGTCTTTATCATCTATTCTAGCTTTTTGAGCTGAGAGTAAATGAGTAGGGAAAAGGGATACGTTTCTAAACGCGAAAGCTTCCTCAATAGTACGCGGATGCTGTGATACCCTAAGCTGATAGGTCTGAGGATCAAGATCCTTCTTCCACTTCTCAAACTTAGAGTTAAGAGCTTCTAGTGCTTCTTCTACTAGTGAGTTACCATATTGATCAATGTATGGAGGCATTGACCACTGTTCAGGAATGAATAATCCTGATAGACCTATAGTCCCTTTATTATCAATTAGATTAGTCTCGACAGGATATATGCTATGTCTAATAGGAAATAGCATCATCTTCTTTAGAGGTTCACATTGATCAAGGTCACCCACGGAACCAGCTGCAATAAATACACCAGTAGTAATGTCACCTAACTGTAACGCAGGAAACATGTATTCCACTGTCTGATCCATTGTAGGTGCAATCCCCGCTTCTTCGTAGAAGAAGTACCTTACCCCACCACCTACACCTGTTGTAGGATCTTTATCAAAGGATACACCCTGAATAGTTCCTTTAAGACCTTTCAGAGTTTCACGACCGTTAGAGTCTGTATCTCCAATCTGCTGCTGCCACATGAGAACCTTTCCAGGGTTCATAGGACGATACCACGCCGTCTCACTATCTAGGAAAGATTTATACTCGTTTAAGAACTTCCAAGATCCCTTTTCATTTATGTAGTCTTTGAGTGATGCGCCTATTTTAAGAATAGGAGTTTCCTCAAACCATATTTGATTTATGAGCTTAGCACAGTGATAATAGCTAGATCCAAACTGACGTTTCTTTAGGACTGCACAATGCTGGTAATGTAACTCAGCTAATAGCTCATATAGAGCCATATGATATTGAGAATCCCATACATCAGGGAAACCGAACTTCCTTTTTTTCTTATCATTGATTGGTAAGAAGTTGATCCACATGTAGTATTCCCTAGGGAGATACCATATCTTCTTACCGCTTTTATAAATTACTCCTTCTTTACATTTCTCTTTTTCTCCGTTCCAATACTTTTTAAAGTCTGCTGTACCTTCAGGAAAAGGACAGTAGTATTTTCTATCGTTGTATTTTCTAGCTTGTAAATTGAATTCAAATGCTACATCGTCAAATTCATATTTACCGGGTTCTTTAAAAAGAGATTTTACAAATTCCCGAAACTCATCGTAGTTATAAAACTCAGTGTAAGACCATTCGTCATTTTCCCACGTAGGGATTTTCTTATAAAAATCATCATTCCTGGTCATATGCTAGTTTCTTATCACCTCTAATTCTATTAGAGCTTTCATTAAGCTCTTGTAGAACTATCTTTTCTAGTTGTTTAAATTCCTGAATGGTCTTTCCTACTGATTTAACCTGCATAGCTAACGCTGCTAAGTTACCATCTCTACCAGTAGTAATAGGAGTATTACGTGCAAACGTACCTAGTTTCTCTAAAAGAATCTTATTATCAAGATAATAACGATACGTAGGAGTCATGAATAGTAGCTCTAACTTCTTTAAAGCAGCTTGCATAACTTCATCTTCTAGAGTATAATCTCCTACAAAATCATTTAAAAGAGTTTCCTCTTTAATGTTTTCCGGAAGATTAGCGTAAGGACCTGTATGATCAAAGTAATAGTGAAGAAATGACAGGGCGGGGATCGGGTCTTCGTACTCGTCGTGTACAGCTTTAAGCTCAGGGACAAGCAAACAGTTAATATTAACTATTACTTTTCCATTCTGTATATCAAAGATTCTAATAGTCATTTTACTTGATCTTTATTGTCTCTTATCCAATTGAACATCGCTATTACTTCGTCTTTTAAGTAAGGGACAGTATAGGGAACTACTTCTTTTACAATAGCTTCTCCTTTTTCATTTTTCTTATAGATAGGGAATTTAAATGAATCTTCACCTTCTTTTTCAAAAATGATGTGGTGTAAAGTCATTGTTCCAGGTTTGTATCTAGGGTTATGCTTTAGAATAATGTACATGTAAGTACTCAATTGTAAAGCATAATGATTGAAATTACAGTCATCTAAGTGAGAACAAGGACCTAGCATTTTGGTACTAACACCTTCCCAATTAGTAAAGCTCTTGGTCTTAATCTCTTTATTAGTCTTAAAGTCTACAATGTCTACTACACCATTTACAACCTCAACCCTATCAGCTTGACCACAAATACCTGCAGATTTCAAGTAAACAAAGTGTTCTGGATAGATACCGTCAACTAGTCTCTGTTCTGGTGCAAGCTTAATATTACCGTTATAAATAGGAGGGATGATCGGTATATCTAAGCCCTGTCGTCTAAGTGTCTGAAGACTAACAGTATCCGATTCTCTTTGGTCATGGAAATAACTACCATTAAGAATAGCTCTATCGGTTTCTTTTTCCCAATGTTCTCTAATAACAGCTGGGTCTAAACCATACCATTTACTATTAGGATTAACAGAAGCTTTTTTAGATACAGCAATAGGATCAAATGGTTCTTTAAACTGTTTGATCATTGATGTAACTCCTAACCATTGGATATTATCGTTAGGATCCTGACTCTCGTATTTATGATTTTCTGATTTGAATAGTACCGCCATATTAGTCTATATCTGGATTGTAGTTTATTTGATCGTAGAATTTGTCTTCGTCTTCTTCACTTAAAATGGCATTCCAGCGTGATCCTTTAGGATGAGGACATTCAGAGGAGAGAGATCTTACTTTATAGGAAAGTTTACACCCGCATTCACCACAGCATGGTTGAGTACCAGGTAAAGCACACTCTGATCCTTTTCTATCGATGAGATCACATGCTTCACAGAGCTTCATTCTTTCAGAAGCAATCTGTTCAATGTGTTCACTCTTGATCAGAGAGTTCTTTATCCCCTCTAGAATCTTGGTTTTGTTCTTCCAAATCTCTCTTATATTCATCTCTTTGGTTTTTTATTTCACTTTTGTATGTAGCTTTTTCTTGAAGCAGAGGTATCATTTTCTCAAGTTTTTCTAAAGCTTTTTTCTTGTCCTGCATGATTGCATACTTCTGCATTGTAATTCTATGACCTGAGTCAATGATCTCTTGGTATTTGTTTATTATATCTTGAGACATTTTAATTCTCTTCTCAAGACGATTAGGTTTTATATAAAAAGTACCAAATCCATGGACATAGATGCTTATGTGTTCAGGTTCAGTCAGAGCTTTTTTAACTCGTTTCCAATAAGCATCAATGATAATTTCTGCGGTTTTCTGGTCTACGCCATTAGCATCACAGAACTTCTTAATCAGTGGTTTAAGCTTCTTAGGATTCAAGACTAAACACTTTATAGTTAAGAACAATATTACCTGCAGTTTGGATTTGCATCTCAGGGTTTAGAGAAATCTTCTTTCTACCTTTTCCATTCTTAGAAATAAGATTTGCTCTCTCAGCTTTGAGTAATACGTTTCTTATACTTTGTGGGGAAGCATCAGGATTCTTGGTTTTATTTCCACTACTCCTAAGCTCATCAAGCTTTTTCTCTCTTCTTATTTCTGCCATCTGAGTACAGAAATCTGTAAGTTCCATCTCACCTGCTAAACCCAAATAGGTTAAACAGTCTAGGTCTAGCTCACTTAAGTTGATGTTCCGTAAATAAGAAAAGACAATTAATTGGAACCTGACGATAGCGTCAAGTTCCAATTTCACATTTTTAGTTACAAGATTTACTTTAGCCATGTTGGTATACGTGACTGACAATTTTAAATGTTTACAGTTTTATTAAACTGTTTCCTTCTTAAGTGAGCGGAGTTTTCTAGGCTTTTTAAACTCTTCTTCCTCTTCTTGTGGAACTTCAGGTTCTACTTGTTCCTCTTCTTCTTGTTCATACTGATCTTGTTCAAATTGGTTCTGAGAATCAAGCAGTTGTGCAGTTTGAATCTGCGTTACCATTCTGTCAAAACGAGCTTTATCGATCTTTGTAGCTAGTTCTTCATACTCTGCACGAAGACGCATAAGTGGTAGTTCTCGCTTGTAGAAATCAACCATTTTCTTTCTGGCATTCTCTAAAACTTCTGGACTTACTTCTTGTTGGTTTTCTTGTGTCATAATAAATAAGATTTAATGTTTTACAAACATAACAATTAAAGTTTAAATATTACAAATAGAAAATCCCCCGTTTTTTAGGCGGGGGATTCTACGAAACTACAAAGCAACAAGAAAAGTGAAGAAAAACCAAAAAGTATATGCTATATATATAATAAGAAAAATTGTAATACTTTACAAGTATTACTCTTTCTCTACGGTTTTCTTTTTAGAAGTAGGGACAGGAATAGATGAGAACCC